GCGGTCGATGACGAGCGGGTGCTTGCGCAGCGCCTGATACACCTGCCAGCCGAGCGTCAGCGTGTTCGCCATCATGCCGGTGTTCTGCAGGATGGTGGTCTGCTGGTTGGCGATGTCGGTGAAAGGATCGGACGTGGCGTCGTCGCTCCACTGGATGGTGTGGGTGGCGTCGCTTGTGGACGCGGTGCCGGTGATATCGGTGCCCCACTTGCCGGTGGTGAGATAGTTCGAGGCGAACAGCCGGTCGCGGCGCAGCAGAAGCTTCTGCATCAGATATTCGGAGATCGAGGTCGCGAGATCGACCGCGGGATCGGCATTGGCGCGCATCTGGTCGCCGATGTCCTTGTGCAGCGCCCAGACCTTTGCAGCGTAGCTGTCGGTCGTGAGATCGACGCCGGAGCCGGCCGATTCCGAACCGTCAGCGCGGATCTGCGCTTCGTCGCGGAAGAAATCGTCCTTGTTCCATTTGTAATAGAGGTCGGACTGGTGCTTCACCGAAACGACCGGGAACACCTTGTCGGCGATGAAATTGTCGTGGTCCTGCATATAGGCCACCGCCACATTGGTGAGCGGCGTGGTCGAATGGACCTGACTGACATTGGGTGAGGGCATGGCGGTTCTCCGTTAAGGTCCTTCGGGGCTCGCTATCGCTCGCACCTCAGGATGACGAGTTGGGTGTTTGTTTCATCGCGCCATGACGCAGGCGCTACCGCGTAAGAACGCGAAAGATAACGACGCTCCGAACGCGTCATCCTGAGGTGCGAGGAGCGAAGCTCCGAGCCCCGAAGGGTCAACCGGCGGTCGGGACGAGACGCACCAGAGCGAGCTCGCCTGCGTTCGCGCTTTCGATCGCGACCGCGACTTTGGCGTTGGTCGAGGTTTGCGTGACGAGCTTGCCTGTGCTGGCTTCGGTCATGAGCGCCTGGCCGGCGGCGACGCCGCCGGTGCCGATGACCGCGGGCGTGAAGCCGACATACTTCACGATCGCGGATTCGCCCGCTTTCGGGTTGTTGAGCAGGATGCCGGTGATCGCCTCACCGCCGGTGGATGCCAGATCGACGGCGCGATCGGTCGAGGTCTGCTTCACCGCGTAATATTGCGACGAACTGAGATCGGAATTGGCGGTCAGATTCCCGCCCTCCTCCAGCCCGGTGCCGGATGTTGCCATAGAGATTCTCCTTCGGGGTTTCAAAACAAGAAGAGGTTCACGCGGGGACGCGGAGTTCGCGGAGTTTTGAACTTCCCTCTCCCCCTCAGGGGGAGAGGGTCAGGGTGAGGGGGTGGCTGACGTCAGAACTGCGTGTTGGGTGTGGAGCCAATCGCGGATACAGAGCGCCAGGATGTCCAAAGCCCCACTTTGGCTTTCCCGCCCCCTCACCCTGCCCTCTCCCCCACTTCGTGGGGGCGAGGGAGAACTAGTTCGCGCCGCGTTGCTCGGCGGTCATGCGTTGGATGAGGGCGGCGTTGTCGCGGGATTTGTAGATGCGGGCGTAGGCCTGGGCGTGGGTGAGTTTGGGGTCGGCTTTGCGAGCCGCGTCGACTTTGCCCAAGAATTCGGATTCGGCTGAGCCTTCCTTGGGGCTCGATTTGCCGAAGCTCATGAACAGTGCGCCTTCCTCGATCTGGCGGTTGAGGCCGGCGATGCGCTTTTCGACTTTGGTCTGTGCCGCCGCGTCGCCGCCATATGCTTTGCGCAGGGTCGCGCCGAACGAGGGCTCGAAGCCGAGATCGGCGGCGCGCTTCTCGAACTTTGCTGTCGCTTCGGCTTCGTCGCGTTTCGCGAGTTCGCCGGCCTGCTTCGCGATCTCGGCGTTCTGGGCTTTGAGGATGGCGAAGGTTTCGTTGCCGACTTTGCTCTTGAAGACGATGGTGCCGTCCGCGGCTTCGAACGCATCGCCGGCGGTGAGCATCTTCGCGACGTCGCCGCCGCGTTCGTCGGCTTTCGTGGCCTTGGTAAGCGCTTCGATGGTGTCGAGCATCTCGGCCCCGGTCGCCGTGGCAGGAAGACCCAGTGCTTTTTTCAGCGCTTGGGTTGTTGGGTTTTCTGCGTTGGCGGCCGGAGCCGGGAGCGTTGCCTGAAGGCCATGGGCCGAGGCATTGGTGGAATCGGATGGGACGAGCTGGCCGATGTATTCGCAGAACTCGTCCAGGCTCTGTTGAATCATGGCGCCTTTGTCGGCGACGCCGTCGTCGCTCATGATGGATTCGATGGATTGCTGAAGCGCGCTTTGCGCCCGGCCGTAACTGTCCCAGAGGTTCTCTTGCGCGAGCTGGCCTTCGAAATTTTCCGCGCCAGTTCCCGTATTTGCTTCCGCGCCGGACGTAGCGGCATTCGCGGCGCGCTTCAGGATCAGCGCCTGCGCGCCTTCCTGGCACGGGATATCGACGGCGGCGATCTTTCCGATCGTCAGCGAATTCAGAATGCGCTTGGTCATCAATCGTGCTCCACAGCGTCCGCGCCACGCGACCCTTCGATGCTGAAACCGGTGTAGGCGCCGGACTTGAACTTCGCGAGCACCGCAGGCGGCGCCTGATAGCCAACCATCAGGCCGGTCCTGTCGCAGGCGATGCCCATGGCTTTCGCGATCTCGGTGGTCAGCGGAAACGCGAACAGGAATTTTCCAACGTCGTCGCCCGCGTGCATCTCGTTGCCGGGACGCTCGGATTCCATGAACGCGGCCGCGCTTTTCAGCATCGCCGGTTCGGTGATGTGTTCGGGGATCAGCTCGCCGGCACGCGCGCCGCCGCGGTCGATGTTCCAGTCGTAATAGTCCTGGCCCGCAACCTTGCAGATCACCGCCCAGCCAAACACGATGCCGAGCGATTCATCCACCTTGGCGATCCGGAAGAACGGACGGTCTTTCTTGACGTCGTCCTCGTCCAGCGCCGCCTTGAAGGTTTTCGCTTTTAAGGGTGACGCGACATGCACTGAGGACGCGGTGACATCCTTTGTGCGCTCGCGGGGATCGGCTGAACTGTCCATTGTTTCCGCTCCATCCAATGATGTGATGTCCGACAGCACGAACGATCGGCGCGTTGCTACCCCGCACCCGTTGTCATTCCCGGCCGAGCGCAGCGAAGCTGCGCGAGCGGAAGGGAACCCAACTTCGGAAAAGTGGTATCATCCAACAAAGTTGGGTCGTTTGTACGCTGCCGCTACAAACTCCCTCGGATCGCGCTGACGCGCGCTCCGCGCCGGGGATGACAAGTTGTGCGAAGAAATTCACTCACAGCGAAGGCGTCCGGATGAAGCCCCGGAGATCAGTTTGACGAATCCTCGCTCCATTCTTCTGGTCTGACACCGAAATGGGCTCGCGCGTATTCGAGGGCGGCATCCAGCGTGCCGGGAAAGAGGTATCCTTCGATCTTGTCCTGGCTATTCAGGAAATACATCACCCATTGCTCGCTCTCGAATTCCAATACGAGAGCAGCAGCCTTGTTTGGTCCTGCGATGTGCTGCGAACCAAGGCGAACTGAAAGGAACCGTTCCTTACTCAGTTTGTGTGGCTTTCCACGGGTCGATCATCGCCACCATATCAGACATCTCCAAGCGGTTTCTATCGACGCAAGGGTATCGTCACTCACCGCCTGCGCTTGCCGGGGCCGCCCGAGCGCACCGAGAGATAGCCTTTGTGGATCAGGCGGCGGCCTAGCATTCCGGCGATCTGCTTTTTCACGTCGCCGGACGCGTCGGCGGTCGGCGCATCCGCATTGCGGTTGGGATCGTTGAGCTGTTCTTCGCTCAGTTCGGGCAAGCCCGCGGCGTCGCGGATGTAGTCTTCGAGGTCGGGATCGGGGAACAGTTTCATGCCGGATTGCGTGAGACGCAGGATGAAGTTGCTCAAAGTATCGAGGTCTTGGCGCTGTGGCACGTCGGGCACGAATTTGGGCTGCGTGTCCGCATCGAAGCCGTTCAACGCCCACAGCCGCGCGAGACCGCAATTCAACGTGTCAGCGCCGGCATCGAGCCACGCGGCCGTTGCGTTCAAAAACAGATCGACCTTCGTCGTCGCGAGCGACTGCGTGCCGCGCGCGCTGTGGCCGAGCTGCAGGAAATCCGCGAGCACGGAGGCGATGATGTCGAGCTTGTGGCGCGCGATCGGCGTATCGAAATCGGCGGACGCCTTCGAGCCCACGGGCGTCGTGTATTTGAACTCGTACATCGGGATGGCGGACTGCGAACCGTCCGCGTTCTGGAACGTGTCGGACGGCGTGACCAGGCCCATCTGCTCGTCGACGCGGATGTTGCAGACGATGTTCTTGAACGCGGCCAGCGAGGCTTGCGCGTTCGCGTCGCCGGCGGCGGCATCTTTCAGGAGCTGCGCGGGCACGCGGTATTCCGGCGTGCCGCTCATGCGCTCGAGCGCGATGGCTTCCTGTTCCTCGAGCCGCTTCACGAACCACCACGGGCGATAGGCCTGGCGCAGGATCGAATTGCCTTCGGGGTTGTTCTTGTGTGCCGCCGGACGGAACAGGAGGATCTTCTCGATCGGAATGTCGATCAGCCCGCCGAACCAGGGCTGCTGCGTGAGGCCGGTGATCTCGCCCTCGTCGTCGAAGAACCATTTGATGACGGTGTCCTGGCTGCGCAGCGGAAGCTTCGCCCAGCCGATCAGGCCATCGTCGAATTTGCTCATGTGCGCTTTGCGGCCCGCGATCGCGCGTGGCGCGCGGCCGCCCCGGCGCTTGTAGACGATCTCGCACGGCGCAAAACCATAGCCCAGCATCGACAGCATCTCGGACACGAAATCCGGCCAGGACTGGCTCATGTCCTCCATGAGCGAGTGCGCGAATTCCGCGCCGGCACGCGCATCGGCGCTGTCGTCCGCGGGCTCCACGCGCCACGTCACCTCGCGCATGCTCTGGCGGATCGCGAACATGATCGCACCGACCGTGGGCGAGTTGTCCTGCATCTCGCGAAAGGTGCGCGCCGCTTGCCGCCCGGTGAGCTGCGGCAGAAACTCGTCACGAACCCACCCGCCATACTGGCGCAGTCCCGCGGACCCGATCGTGCTCCACTTCAGATCGTTCGACATCGGCGGCGCGATGTAGCCGCGCGACGAGTCGCCTGAGGTGGTGCGCTTCGCAGGTTTCATATCGATCGAACCTTTCGACGGCACAGCCCGGAGACGGCCATCCAATTTCACGCGGAGTCGCGGAGGGACGCGGAGGATGAGATCGATCGACTCCGCGAACTCCGCGTCTCCGCGCGACCCTTGTTTTGCTCAACTTGTCATTCCCGGCCGAGTGCAGCGAAGCTGCGCGAGGGGAAGGGAACCTAACTTGGAAAACCAAAGATCGTTGCACCAAAGTTGGGTCCCCTTCCCTCGCATCGACGCTATCGCGCCGATGCTCGCCGGGGATGACAACGGGTGCGGCGTCATTAGCTCGACATCACGTTCCCGGCCCTGGTCGCGAGCCCGTGATGACCATCGGCATCGCAGTGAGTCCACCCATGCTTGCCGTCGCCACCAACTCGGCGAAGGCGTCGGAGGCGGCATCTACCTGGTCGTCGTGGGTGGCGTTGGGGAAGGTGGTGATTTCGTCCAGGAACGCTGTGTTCCAGGGCGCCTTGAGGAGCTTCACGTTGCCGGCTTCGGCTTGGGAGGCGAGGGGTTGGGCGCGGACGGTTTTCTCGCCGGTCACCGGCATGATGCGGAAGGTGTGTCCGGCCAGGAGTTTTGCGTGGCTGGTCTTCTGGCTTTTACCGGCTTGTCCCGGATCCTGCGGAAGGCGGAAGCGGACATTCGCTTCGCCATGCGCGGCCGCATCCTGATCGGCGCAGGTCTCGATCGCGCGGTCGACATCGTGCGGCGAACCGCGAAAGCGGTTGACGTCGAGGATGTAGTAGATGCCGGCCACCACCTTCATCAGGAGGCCGACCGTGAAATCGCCGCTGTCTTTCGAGGCCGCGAGGTCCCAGGCGCGGACGAACCTGCCGCCCGCGGGCGCGGCATCGACGATCTCGAACCAGTGCTTCTTGAAGTGGCCGCCTTCGCGCGGCGCCGGGCGCTGTTGAAACTGGCCTGCGGCGCCATAGGAGCCAAGCGGAATCTTGTCGCGCTCCACCGCTTCGCGCGGGAAGCGGCCGGGAAACAGAAGCTCGCCTTCCTCGGTGCGCGGATCGGCGAACCCGATTGAGGTTACACAGCGCCGCTCTGGCTCGAACTCCATCGGCAGGATCAGTTTCTCGTAAGGCAGCATCAGCTCATCGATGACGCCGCAGATGTCGCGTTCGTGCAGCCGCTGCATGATGACGACGATGGCCGACTTCATCGCATCGTTGAGGCGCAGCGGCACCGACTCGCGGAAGATGCGCGCGGCGTTGGCGCGTTCGGCTTCGGACTCCGCGGTCTCGGTGGAATGCGGATCGTCGATGATCTCGCGGTCGCCGCGCCCGCCGGTGAGGGAAGCGAACGCCCTGCCCTCGCGGAATCCGGTTTTGGTGTTCTCGAATTTCGATTTCGCGTTCTGGTCGCGCACCAGCCGTACATCGGGCCACAGCGTCTGGTACCACTCGCTGGTGACGAGGCGGCGCATGCGGATCGCATCGCGGACGACGTTGGCTTCCGCGAACGAGGTGGTGAGATAGCGCAGATCGGGGCGCCCGAACGGCCCCCATTCCCACGCCGGCCAGAACACGCCCACCACCAGCGACTTCATGCAGCCGGGCGGCTCGTTGATCTGAAGCCGCGTCAACTGGCCGTTGCTGATGGCGGTGAGATGATCGGCTTTGGCGTCGATATGCCATCCGTGAATGTAATCGGACGCGGGTTCGAGCACGGGCCACGCTTCGCGGATGAAGCCGGTGAGCGTTTTGCAGCGTTCGCGGATCGTGTCCGCGTGGCGCGCGAGTTTGGTGCGCTCAGCCTCCGTCAGGCGGCGGATAATCTCCGCTCTCAACGAGTCCCGGAGGAGAAATTCGTCCAAGGATTGCGCGCGCGCGATCGAGGGTTTGGAGCTCCTCGTCCGAGAGGCTGGAGTAATCGAGTTCAAGGGGGCCACCATTTTTGCCCGCGTGCTCGGCGCGTTCGGACCAGCCCAATTTCTTGCCGCGCGTCTTCAAGTAAAAGGTGAGTGCCCAGGATTGTGGGACGACCTCTGCTTCGAGCTTGTTGTTCTCGGCATCGTAGCGCGCGGGCGAACCGAGCGCTGCACAGATGACGTTCCCAGCAATGCGCGCGGTCAACCGCATCGAAGCGAAATCGAGCTCGTCGCGGCAATGGGCCCGCAACGTCTTCACATCGACGCCAAGACAGGAAGCGATCTCGCCTTGCGAATAGCCCGCGACGGCAAAGGCTTCGACGTCTTCGCGCTGCTTGTCTGTGGGCTTCCAATCGATACGGTTGCGGGGGCGCGTGATTGTTCTCAT